CAGGGTTCAGATACTCGTAGAACTTGGCGCAATTATACGCATGATTGCCCTGCCCGATTCGCGCAGGAGCCACGGCCGAGGCCGCGTTCATGGCTAAATTCATGGGCTTGAGCAGCATACGCTCGCACAAGTCTGTGACGAAAGACACGGCCGAAATAAGCCGCCAACGCTTCTGGGCGACTTTCTTGGCCGAATGGGCTTCTCCTTTAATGAATACCTTCACAGGATCCATATCCAATTGGCCCAAGGACAAACGATGCAAATTCTCATAGACAAGGTCAAGCAGCGCGGAGGCCCCAATGGTCTCAACGACAGTCTGCTTGGTACCGAGGCCCTGCAACGCGAAGCGAACTCCAGCGGAGGAATCTTCTCGGTAACCCAGTTCTTTGAGGAAAGCAAGTGCTTGCTCCTCCGATTTACCGTGGGGTTCTCCTTTGATCGCGGCGATTACCTCTGGGTAATTGGTCCACTTAACACCATCGTAGTCAGCAACTAGGCGATCAATGGCATTCAGGAGCAAACTTCCAGTAGGGAAACCACGATTCTTCGCTAATTTGGCGTGAACCAATAAGGAGGCCTCAACGGCCGCGGAATCATTGGGGGGCAAGCGTAAATCCTTGGTGTCGGCGAACTGCTCCAAACCCTTAGGAACCTTAGTAACATCGGAACGACCAGCAGGCACTAAAGCGCGGTCGTAACGATACCGACAATTCAATCCATACTCGCCCACCGGGCCTACGATCGCGGATTTCGCGAGAGGCATCGGCGTGAAAGACGACATGTAATGAAAGTAAGGCGATTTGGGCTGGTCCAACATCCTAGTCATCCGCCGACGACGTCGGGGAGTGGATCTCGCAGTTGTCACCGAAAGCGCGGGAGATGGCGAGCGGCGCCCTCGACGCACAGTCACCGGCGAATCCTGGCGCTCCAGCGTCCTCTCAGGCGTGCTGGGAGGAGCGAGCGCGGACTCAAGCTGGGTAACACGACGAGCCATAACCTC